CTCCAGCGCAACTGCATTCTTTAATAGAACTCTTATTATAAAAGTTATTGCGGATTCTTTACCTACATATGTTGGAGATGGAATTTCCAGAATCACAATGCCTGTTGATCTTAACGGCCTTCATTTGTCCAGTGTAGGCGCTCATGTATACACAGCAGGAACAGGAAGTGACACATTGGTACAGATTCATAACCAGACCGATGGTGTTGATGTGTTGAGTACAGTATTGTCTATTGATGCTGGTGAAGTAGACTCTAGTTCTGCTACAACTCCCGCAGTTATTAATCCATCTAATAGCACTGTAGCAACCGCTGATGTACTAAGGTTTGACATAGATCAAATTGGTTCTACAGGCGCGGCTAATGGATTAGAACTAAGGCTGGAGTTTAAGG